CAGAAATAAGGTATGGTCCCACAGGTTCACCAATATATGTTAAATTAGTAAAAATAGGAGTATTAGGGGTGTTACTAGAGGGATTAAGTAAGACAATCTGACCACCCGTATATGTTAATGAGGGAAAAGAGCCCGGTATTTGAATATAATAAAATCCGTCAGGAAATGGTGGGTTAGTTTTTGGATTTCCCAAATATTCTTTAGCATTTGAAACTGAAATAGGGTTATCAACCGTGATAGTGACTTTTGAGCAAGTTCCGCCTGCAGGATCTGCAAGTCCAGGAATTCGATAATCAATACCCATTCTTAATGGTGGTTGCAGCGGGGCCCAGCCCTCACCAAGCTCGACTCCACTTTCATTAAAATATGCATAACTGTGAGTGTGTTTTCCAAATAATATATCACTGTTAGGTAAAATCGTAGTTGATGCCGCACCAATAAAAAATCCATTCAATTCGCCAGACTCTGATACATTTGGTTTTTTATCTGTGACACCAATAAGAAAATCTGCAAAGTGGGCATAACTATCCCCCTTATTAGGATTTACAAACTCTATTTCAATTTTTGATCCAGTGAAATTAAAATCTGATGCGGCAACGGCATTATAATTACTTAATCTAACCGGATATGGATATGAAACATCACCGGTCGTATCTACTGTAGTCACAATTCCTGCGACTCTATCTAATCTCTCGGTTCCAGAAAGGTCTCTGGGTCCCAGAATAAAACTACTGTATCCTTGAAATCCTTCTATCTTAGCTGTTTGAAAAGAAATTCCACTACCAACCTGATTATCCACAGATGCAATATATGCATTATAAATTGATGGTGCAATTAGTTTTGCACCAATATCGCTTTTATAAAAATAACTTCCCGGATTTGCGGAAATTGTATCTCCACTTGTAAATGTAATATTCACATTTCTACCACTCTCGGTTGTCCCAATTCCGGGAGTATAAACGTGCCCAAATCCAGGACAGGCAGAACAACTTACCGTTTTTACTTCTGTTAAAGAATCTGTTGATATATTTAAGTTTGTTGGAATAATTAATTTTTTATTTTCTACTGGAATTCCATCACGATTTAATATAGATTGTTTAGGAGTAATACCCAAAAGAGTTTTTTCTGTAGTTTTAAAAGTAGAGGAAATACCAGAACTTACAGAATATATTTCAGATGTCCCTTCGTCTCCACCATCAATATAATATGATGCACCGTACTTATACAAGTATTGTGGAGTTTTTACATCTCCGGTATCTTCGATGTTAAGTGAGTATTTAAATCTAAAATAAGAGTCACGAAGACAAGGGGCGGTTAATGAATTTTCAATTATCAGAGTATGGGCAACAACCCATCTGGCATCTCCATTACCAGTTGGTACATAAACATAGAATCTGGCACCAATTGCACCATACCAACCAAATTCAATTTTGTACATGGTTACTTTTTCTGGTTTAATACCCCAGTTAGAAGGACCCTTTTCATTTAAAGGATCTCCATTAAATTTGTCTCTTGGAATAGTAATAGTATAATATGATTTAGAATCAAAAGGATTTCCGCTCGGTATATATTTTTGATCTGTTATAGTTAAACCATTTCTCGTTAAAACCTCTGTTTCAAGAGGAACTGTGCTTCTACGAACAATTGAAAATTGACCTGCGTCGATTTTAAAAACATATTCATCCGTTGGATTAGATATTCCCCACTCCAAAGTAATACCGGTGACTGCTTCTACGGAAGATCTTAATCCAAATGTAAATCCACTAATTCGACCTGGTTGATATCTGAATACTCTTCTTGACTGTAGATAAGCATATCTTTTATTTTTGTCTGAATAACCAGGTCTAGTGGTATCAGAAGTATATGCAGAAGGTTTGGTTATTTGATTTACTTTTTCAAAATTAAAACTTTGATTAGTTACTGGATCTATTAAACTTCCGTCTTTAATATTTCTCCAAGTATCAGTCCAGGTATCGATTCTTGCAAATGCACTTTCAATATCGACACTATACTTTACATCACCACCGGTTACTTCTGCAAATTCTTTTGGCAAAAAATTCTGTTTCCAAGAAGACGGATATCCGCTTCCTCCTGTCCCAGTATTAAAATAATCATGTAACTTATTTCCTAGTTCAATAAAATTGATATATCGTTTAAATAAAAGTGAATTATATACCCCTAATTTTTGAAATTTTGGACCGAATGGAAATGAGTATGGAGTTGGAAATGCTGTAAGTCTAATTCCCGATTCCTGCGTTTCTTCAGTTTGTTTTGCCTGATATCTATATCCATAAATGGCATTTCTTCTTGTTTCCCAAGAATCGAAACTTATTCCATCATTAAAAGAATAAAATTCAAATTCATCGGGATCTAATCCGTATGAGGATACATTTGAAAATAGACTAAGTTGCGTTTCGGCACGATTTACACCAAGTAAGGTCGTACTAACTTCACTTGATTCTTTAAACTGTTCTTCAACCTTAATGGTTGGTTTTGATTTTGTTTTAAAAAAATTCTTTCTTTCTATCAGTACGAGTTCTGACAGAGATGTTGTATTGGTTGTATTATTTGAAATAAAAATACTTCCAATTCCAACTCTCGAAATTCTTGTTCCATCAGGAATAGATGTTCCCGAAATAAAATCTCCTACATTAATATTTGGATTTGTCGTTGTAATTCCAATATTATTAGTATTACCAGAAGAATATGTTGCAATTGTAGAAGCTATTGAGATTTTATTAAAATTTACCGAACCTTGAGATTTCGTATTGAAAACAACCGAAGTCGATTTATCCATCGTTACTCCGGACAAAACATAAGTTTCAACTTCTGTTACAATTTCATTACCAAATTCATCGGTTAAAACTTCACCATTTGCTATATTATAAAGTTTTTCTTGAGAAATTGTTGTGCTGATCGGACGTTTATCATCACCAATTTTTACATCTTTTTCAAGAGACATAAATTACTGCTCCTCCCAAGTTAAACTTGCCGAAACGCTAGCTGCAGCTGCAGATGAATTATAATCTATTTGAGAAGACCCACACAAATATAAACTCTCGATAACATTCGTTAGAGGGAATGATAGATATTCTTTATTATAATCAAAGTATGGAGATAAATCATATTCTTCTCCTGATGCAGGAATAAACAGTGAAGAAACAACGGTTCCTGTTTTTGGAATTGGACTTCTTATTTGTGGACTCACTTTAACGGATGACAACTGGGCAAGAGTGGATTCTGATGTTGTGGGAGAAACAATATTTCCCACTGGATTGTGATTTTCCTCTCTTAAAAATGGATCTGTTGTTGTTAGTATAATACTATCTGATGTAGAATTAAGAGCATTAAAGTGATACCCATTTGTTACTCGATTTTCCAAGTATCCTAATACAGAAATTTTTCTTTGTGAGGGATCGTTTTGGAAATACCCTCTAAAATAACCATAGGTTCCAGTGCTAGTTGAGAGATAACCTGTATTTGTGAGAGTTACAATGGTTGGTGATCCACTCTTACCAATATTAACATCAGCAGAAATTGTTGTGATACCAGTAACTGTTGATGTTGTTTGGAATATAGGAGTCTTCAATAAGTCGACTTTAATTACACCAGTTGAACCGGTTGAAAGTCTTGTTGGATAAACTTGTGTTCTGTTTCTTACATTTCTTCCTGTGCTACTTTGAATAAAATCTTTACATTTAAGACCAATTAGTGGAGTCTTTCGATCTGGGATAATTGTGATACTTGCTGGCAGAATCGATAAGTTTAATGGAGAATTTAGATGCAATTTATTGGTTATGGGATTTACATAAACAACTTCAATGCCCTGATCCAAAGGATTGTTCGTTATAATTTTAGCCCCCACATAATATGAACTGGATAGTCCTGCGCTTGCTCCGGCAGTAATGAATGGATCAGTAGAATCTCCGGCATTGGTGAGTGAAACTTGTGTTGATGCTGCACCAACAGTAAATGATCTCTTAGAACCATAAACATCAACAGCTGTTGGTGTTGCGGTGCTGAATAACTTTACGGTTCCTCGGTCTCCACCATCAATATAATATGAGGCACCATACTTAATAATATGTTCTGAAGGAGTCCCATAAGAAAAACTTGCTTCAGGTCTATTAGCGTCCAGATATCCATTTCTATCTTTATTACCACCACCATAAACCAAATAAGTAATTGGCAGAGTCGCATTACCCAAAGAAGAAACTTTAAGTTGGTTTGATGCTCTGAGGTGATGAACTCTGACCCATCTTGCTTCACCATTACTTACAGGAACATATGCTAAAAAGAGTCCTCCAACAGCACCATACCAGGAGAATTCAATTTTATACATTGTAACTTTATCAAAAGACAAATTCCAGATACTAGTGTCTTGTATTATCTCACCAGTATCTGCATCGATTACATTCTGCCCAGCTCGATTATTAGCAACGGCATCACTATAAACTAAATCATCAGTAAGATTGTCTAGCCTATCTCCACTAAATCTGGATCTAGGCACTCTGTATTCATAAACATTCAAATATTCTTGTGCAACATTTTGATTCACCCACTTATCATAATAACTATTAATGGCATCTATTTGAGTTTTAAGTGTTGCGGAATTTTCAGATGATAATGTCGTGTCAATGTAACCTTCCTTAGTAATACCATCAGTATCAGTATAAAGATAGGGGAACATTCCGGTTCCGGCAGCATTTGGATTTGTGCTGGTTGTTCCACTTGGAACTATTGAAGTATATCTATTTTTTTCAGAAATCTGACCAGATAATGGTTGCACAAAAGGAACCGGAGTAATTATTTCATGATTGGTATAAGTTCCATTTGAAAGTCCAGTAATAACAGCATCACTGTTCAAAGGCTTTAAAGTTACATTTCCAGTTGTGGTGACACCGGCAACTCTATAAATTGAGGTATCTGTGAGACCAGTAATGACTCCAACATTAGTTCCTTTAGAATATGAAACATATTGCCCAGTTGTTAGTCCAACGGCAGTTCCTCCCGAAACATAAAAAGTTGGAACAGTCGAGACTCCAACATTAACTCTAAATACAGTTGGCGAATCTACCTGTATAACATTATATCCACTAGCTCTGTTTGGATATATTTTTGGAACAGAGGGATCCAAATAGCAAGTCATTCCTATTCCGGATAGAGTGATAAATTTACCAACACCAAACCCGTGAGCGGTAGATGTTGTGATCACCATTATTCCAGTGTCTATATTATAGGTTGCATCAGATATACTCTTCGAAATTCCTGGAATCTGTAAGGTATTTCCACCGCTGACTGATGCAATTCCAACTTTATATTCTGGTTGTAATAAAGATGGATCATAAACTGCTGCATGAGTCATCAAAAGATTATCTCTTAAAATAACAAGATCTCCAAATTTCTTTGGTTTTGCAGGGGGATTATTCTGAGCAGTTGCATCATCTTGAGATTCTGACCCTCTTATTCCAAATGGATCTTGTGGATTTGTTCTGGCATAGTCTTCTCTATTACCAGGTGTATTGAATTCTATCGGATTTTCAAAAGTATTGGCTTGAGTTCTTCTTACTACACAAAAATTATCGCCGGCTCCATTATTTCTTGTTTCCCAATAATAACCATCAAAGTTATCGAAAATACCATATTTACGAATACACGGGTTTTGAACAGTCGCTCCAGTTACGTCAGGTTTTAGTTTAGTTGTCTTAACACCAAATGTTGCGGCAGAAACACGGCCAGGTTGATATCTAAAAAATCTTTTAGATGTTAATACAGAATATCTATCTGGTGGTGCCTCAATCATCGCTCCAGATTCTTCTGGAACGTGAGATAATCCCCATCCCATCGTCTGTCCAATACCGGCATATACTCCGGCGTTAGATACTTTGGAAAATTGCTCCGGGAATGATGACCACTCCGTTGGATTTACATCATAAGTATTTACGTCGGCAAAAATTCCAAGAGCAACTTCGGATCTAGGTATTCCAAGGAGGGATAATGCAACTTCTGATTGAATTTTATTCTGCTCTTCAACGGGAATTGGAGACTGATCATTTGCGATAACAACAGGAACAGATTTTTCTGATTTTTGTTGTCCTGCTGGGACAGGAGCTGTTCTACCTATAACTACAACAGATGCATTATTATTAACATTAGTATTGTCTGGCATTTAGGTGACTCCGATTCTTCCTTTTGCAATGAGAAATGTATTTCTTACAGTTATATATCCAGTCGCCGTGCCGTTTGTTTGTGAGTCTGTGGTAAACCCGGTTAATCTTAATTGTTTAGTTACGGAATTCACATCTAATTTTGCCGCAACAGTGAGATCTTGGAATCCAAGATCAGGAGTCACCGAATGATTTGCAAGTTTCACAATGTCTCCGACTGCAAACGCACTAAATTGATTTGAGGTAGCTAAGGTTACGGTATACATTGTGGCACCGGCACCGATAATGTTCCAGGCTCCCGTTCCAATTCCAACAAATGTTGTGAATCCAACAGGTACATCCAAATATTCTGTTCCCCTCACATCATATCCCAATGTGTTTCCAATTGCCAAAGTACTTGTTTGTGCGAGATTGAGTTTTAATTGAATATAACCATTCGATCTTCCAAAAGTTCCGGTGTTTGGAGTAGGAATATTGAAGTTCATAAACCTTGTTCCAAGTGATTCATTACTTAAACCAAGATTTATAATTGTTCCAATTCCTGCGGTGATTGCAACCAAAGAACTATCAAGATTCTTTGGTAAACCATTTTCATTATAAAGCATAACAGGACCAGTAAAATCAACGGTGGTATTAATACCAAGATTTACTGAATTAAAATCACTATCAAAAAGATCATTTGTAGGAATAAATTCGTCTGCTGGTCCCAAAATAATATTTCCACTTGTGGTAAATTTGCCAGAACTAAATAATCTAATTCCTGTTCCACAGTTACGAACAACATTACCATTTACAGCAGAAATTGAAGTCACAGATAAATCCAAAGCTCCTGGATAGTTTTGAAACAATGAATTATTAATTCGAAGAACTTCTGAGTTCTGAGCATTTACCGGAGAAAAAGGATATCTGTCGGTTAAGGAGCCGTCTACAATCTGAGAATTTTGAATGGCTAATCTATCGGAATTAACAGTGTACAAACCAGATGCAGGAGAATTGCGAATTTCAACATCGGAAATTAATGAAGATTTAGTATTTACCAAATTTACAAGATAATTATCATCGTCATCAAGGAAAAGAATATTATTCGCATTATTACCATCTATTGTTAAACTTTGAAGAGTGATATCGGTCAGTGTACCAACTCCGGCTGCAATTCCTATTAGGTTTCCATCAAATGTAAGAGTGTTTCCTCCTCCATCTGTTGTGTCGTCTGCAAAAAATTGCTTTTTAATGATTGTATTTTTTCCTTCTCCCTTTAAAGCAAATCCATTCGGAATAACAATTGATTCTGTATAATAAGTTCCACTAGGAAGAATAAGTGATGAAATACCTTCAGATACGGCAGCACCTATTGCCTGTTTAAATCCAAAAGTATTATCGTGTATTACTTTTACAGAATTATTGCTATTAAGAGTATAATTGCCACTAACGGTAATAGAATTAGATCCTACGGCAGTAATAGTATCTATTGCCCAACCTTTTCTTGCGGATGTGGTTAAAGTTGCTGTATTCGGAAAATGTATTTGACTTGTATCATCAAATTCATTCTTGGCAGTTTTTGGAGACCACTTGGTTTTTTCATAGGGACCATAATCTTTCCAGTTAATACCAGAAGTCGCTATTACTCCCAGTTCTTTTGGCCCAAGAATAGCAACTAATTTGGCATTATCCGTTGAGGTTGAATCTTCGCTGCGGTAGATTAAAAGACCATGATCTACACTTGTTCTTTGAAGAGTTAAAGCAATATGATTTACATCATTAAAATCTCCAATTGCAGTTACGGCAAGTCCGGCTGTTGGAATTGCCTGAGTTGATGTTCCGATCTTACCATTACGATAATGGTATTGAGCAACCCAATAACGATAAGTGGTGCCGGATGTCATATTACCGACTCTATCAAAGCTACAAGCACTGTCTGTGGCTGGAATTACTGCAGAATCAGTTGAACTTGTAATACCAAGTATTTTGACTTTTTGATTAATTAAAAATCTTGATGTGGATATTCCACTAACTACTAATTTATTTTCTACAATTGAACCCGTTCCGGTATACACAGTTGGATCATTACTAATACCAAAACTTTTAATTCTCAGCGCATCTAATGATCCTCCGCCGGGCACAGCAATAGTGCCGGTCACTACTAGATTGGTGGTCTTAATATTATCAGGAGTGATGACATCCTTCGAAGTAACTTCCTGTATTAATCCAAGATCTGAATTAAAAATTAATGGATATTTATTTGCCATTCATAGATATCATTTTAACTATTTATACTTTTTTTTAAATATAAGGGTCGTATTTTGCATCTTCCAAAACACCAATTGCTTTTTTTATTCGTTCATTTTCTTCTTTTGCGCTACGAATAGAACTTTTTTCTGCCCACCTTATAACTTGATAATCGATTCTTTCGGTTCTCATAGAATTTGATGCGGACACTAAATTATCCAGTTGTGATTGTAATGAGATAATTTGATTTTGTTTTGCTGTAATATTAGTTAAGGCAGTGGTGCAGGTTTGGGGTATACAATTAACTCCATAACAAGAACCAATACTTGCAAAAGCAGAACCAAGACCGGTGCTTGAACTGTTATTTTTTGTATATATTACAAAAGTCCCGAACCCTACATTGGATGTTGTAAGAGTTGTATTAGTTATGTCATAAGGATCATCAGAATCATATGTAGAACTACTCAACTTATAGGAGCTATCCACTATTGTATCAGAAAAAACTGTCGTGACTCCAACTGTTGTTCCACATCCAACATTATGTGCAGTTAAATGTAGTGTTACAATTTCAGCCTTAAGAGCATTAATACTTGCCGTGATAGTTACAATCTCTTTGTCAAGACCTTTACAGGCAGGATCAAACTTATCTATAATTGGTTGAATTTCTTTAATTTTAGCTTCACTATCTACAATACCATCCAAATTACTATCAATTGTTCCATTAAAAAGTATCTTTAAATCATCTTTTTGTGGTTGAGTTGCCATTTACTTTTCCTTTATAATTTTTTTTAGTTCTTCAATTTCTTTTTGTTGTTCTTTTATTGCTTCAATCAATAGTGGAACCAAATGCTGATAAGAAAGTCCAAGATTTCCATCGGTATTTTTTCCCACAACTTCTGGAATTACTTTTTTTACATCCTGAGCAATGAGACCAACTTGATGAACTCCAAGATATCCGGTTTTGGCACCCTTAATAAAATCAAATTCAACACCCTCCAATGACAATACTTTATCTAGTGCATTTTCAATTGGAGTTATATTGGTTTTAAGTTTCTTATCAGAACTTGGTAGTCTATCTGCTCTATCAATTCTTTTAGCAACATTTCCACAATTTGCAAGAAGTAATTTTTTATTAAGATGAGTATCACTATTAACAGTTAGTTTTTTATTAATTGTTGCGTTCAAGTTAACCTTCAAATTACCATCAGTTGTGATATTTGGTATAAAGGGTTCTTTGGGATGCTTAACCACATTTAAGTGACCATGAAGATTTGAAGTATTGAAAACTTTCATCCCATTCCAAAATGTAGGTGGTTGATTAAAGTTACATTGATTTCCGTAAAATACTTCTCTTGGGTTTGTCATTTTTATTCTGCGAGGGTTCCACCACTTGCTGCTCCACCAGTCTCAAATGAACCAGCAGTTTCATTACCAGTTAATTTTGTATTTTCCTCACTTAATAAATCATCATCAGACTCTTGTGTTTCTGTTGCTGTCACCACTGGTCCCTCTGGAGGATTACAAGAGTATTTAACAGTTGGACCACCAGAGAAATAGTCTTGAACGACATCGGTTCCTGCCTTTGGGTTTGCTCCATAGGCACTTTCTCCCATAGAAGTTCCTTGTGGCAAAGCATTTCCTGTTTGCCCCTTTACATCAACTTGTTGGGCCTGAACAACATTTTTTCCACCGGACCTCATATTAATATCTTTACCGGCATTTAGTGTAATGGTTTCATCGGCATCAATCGTAATATTTTTACCTCTAATTCTAATAGTTCCATTCTTCTCTGCTGTAATTGTAATATCACCTGCCTTACTTAAAATTGTAATATCAACACCACCACCAGGAGATTTTTGTCCGGCAACGATTTCAATTGACTTGTCATTATAGATTTTATATATTCCTCCCTGCGTCAATCCGGTAACATTGACATCCTTATTATCAGTGTATCCATATTGTGTATAAACATCCGCACCATTTAACCCCAATTGAGGATTTCGAATATCTAATCTAAAATTGGGTCCGAGTGTTACAAAATTTCTACTTTGCCAGTCTTCTTCTCTTGGTGCCATTATATTTTAATGCAATCGATAATTTGTTCTTTTTCCAATCATAGTATTTATTCTATGTGACGGTAATTGATTTTTTAGTAACCATATCCTCCTCCCGATGGTGGAGATGGCGGTGGAGATGGCGGTGGAGATGGCGGTGGAGATGGTGGTGGAGATGGTGGTGGAGTTGGTGTAGGAGTTGGTGTAGGAGTTGGTGTAGGAGTTGGTGTAGGAGTTGGTGTAGGAGTTGGTGTAGGAGTTGGTGTAGGAGTTGGTGTAGGAGTTGGTGTAGGAGTTGGTGTAGGAGTTGGTGATGGTGATGATATTGGTGTTGGTGTTGATGGTACAGGTGTTGGTACTGGGAAAGATGCTGGGGAAGAAGATCCACCTCCACCCGATGATGTTAAAGTTGGTGTGGTGGTTGTTAAAGTTGGTGTGGTGGTTGTTGATGTTGAAATTAATGCAGTGATTGGTATAGGAGTTGATGTAGAAGTTGGTGTTGTTAGAGGTGTTTCTGAACGTCTAGGATAAACACAATCAATAATTTGTTGAACTTCTCCCTGGAACTCTGGTTTGATACCAAAGATTGGTCTTAATATTGCTCCTCTTCCTTGAGTAACTTCATATATTCCTATGGAATTTTTCTTACCAACAACTTCAAGAACAGGCAACTTCTCAATATTCTTAACATTTACGGGGTCAACCTTAACGATAGAACCATTATTAATAATCACACTATATTCATTTCCAAGATTATCAATTACAATATCATCTGGTTCATATTCTACTCCTGGATTTTCAATCAGAACACTTACAATTGTGAATACATCTGGGTCTTGAGTTCCAACTGGGTAATTTTCACCATCGGAAATCACCACGACACTAGCAACTTGACCTTCCGCATTAATTGTTGTTTGAACAATTCCTCCATATCCTTGATTACAATTATCGGTCACCTCCACAAATGGAGCAGAAATATAACCAGACCCCGCATTTGTAATTACAGCACCAATTAAACTTCCAACATTTCCATTAACAATTGAACCAAAAATAGGAATTACCTCCGCTCCAAACCCGCCACCGCCAAATACTTTAAGTTCAGGTGGATTGCAAGACCTTGGCGGCCCTGCATAACAAGCTCCGAGAGCACTTTGAGTTCCAGAATCACCAATAGAACTGTTAAAAATATCAAGTGCTCCTGTAACGCCAGTAATAGCGCCTTCTACCGCATCTATGGCATCTGTAACTCCATCAACAATTCCTTTGGCAGTATTGGCAACTTCTAAAATTTTGCTTAACTTAGTATCAGGCGAACTAATCACACCACTTCCAATCATCCACCTTTCAACACCAGGATCTGAGGGAGATGGGCATTTACCACACTCTGCAATAAATGAGACTCCGGAAATACCTTTGGAACTCCCTCTGATAATTGATCCTAAATCAAATCCCTGTAATAATTTAGCAATGCCAAGTGCTCCCATCGCAAGATTGAGTCCCAACTCAATCGCACCTATAATTGCATTTAATAGTCCACCAAGAAATTGATCTATCACACAGGAGACTAGATTGGCAATATTTTTTAATAATGCACAAAGCATTTCATCAATAATATTGAATAAATCCTTTACAATACATTTTCCTAATTTAGGGATTTCGTCTTGAAGTTTTTTTAATTGTGGAATTGTTTCTGCCTGAGCTTTGGCACCGGCAAGATGTCCCTGTGAAATACTTTTAGTTGCTGCCTCAATTTTACTACTTACATCATCATATACCTTTTCGACACCTTCATTTAATGATGGAATCATTTTCTTATAAGTATCATTCAAGACTCCACCAACAATACCGGTAGAAATACCTTGTATTTTTTTAGAAATTTCTTTACATAATTTTTCAATTTGTTCATCAATATATTCTTTTGATAAATCTTTATAAGATTTTAATGTCTCAACAAACTTGACTGCATTTTCAAGTTCTGTCGAGATTTTATCAACAAATGTATTAGCTTTTGTAGATGCAAACTGTACCTTATCCCCAATACCACTGAAATATGAAATCTCTTCACCACTCGATTTTTCATTTGTGGTTTTAGTTGGAAGATGATATGGTGATTTTTGAGTCTCCTTGGTTCCCTCGTTCGTTTGATCGCGTTTTAAATTAGATCCATCATTCTTAATCTTACTTGTATATCCCGTAAACGGTTTAAATGGAAAACTAAATTGATTGCTTACGGCACCTTCTGCGGTCTTACCGAATGCACCAATAATAACCGGAAGTTGAGCATTATCACCGTCCATAAAGAAACCGAATACGGTATCTCCTCCCAATATTTTGACATTAGTTCCATTATTTCCGGCACCAGTTCCTGTTGTTGTGGGCAACATACACTGTGCCCACGGAAGGTCTTTATCGGGAAGTTCGGTGATATCGTGAGGATGATACCCCATAATCCTAACTTTTCTTCTATTTCCCCATCCCTCACCATTTATCTGCCCACCCTGTGCATCCTCGGGGGCAACCTGACCAATCCACCAACGGAATCCGTCTCTTCCTACAAAATTACTTTTAAGTAGTGATTCGTCTATCATTTCTTTTCTTTATTGTTGACTCCGAATGTATCTCTTATTAATTTTAATGATGTATAGGAATTTTCCGTATTAAAATGATGGCAAAGTTCCTTAATCATATATAGACCACTTGTTTCTGGGTCGTGTTCTTTTTTGTCTGTTAGTGAATTAGTGGGAAATAAACACTCAATCACATCACCCGCTCTTAAATCTATATTTCCAGGAACCATTACATTTAAAATCTGACTAAAAAGAATATTATATCTCATTAAAGATTGTGATTGATATAAAGAGGGGTCAGCATTTTCATCCTTTGATACTTCTGCTTCGATTGTTCCAATATCCAAAACAGCAGTGATAATTCTAGAAGGAACATCTCCAAGAGATTGATCAGAACCCTCTGATATTTTAGGAAGTTTTAAATCGGTTCCACCAAGATTTTCAGATTTATTGTCATAATCTTTAAGTTGAAATATTGATTCGGTGAATGTAAATTTAAGAGGGTCATAAAAAATTCTAGAACTCGAATAGGTTCCAAGACGAAGTTTCTCAATTAAATTTTGATTTTTTTCGGTGCTATAATTTAAAATTTTAAACTCATTATCAACCTTTTTATTATTATCATCATAAGATACGGTTGTTGGATTATAAACATATGTTGCCTTTGGTTTTTGAGCAATTAGATTATCAATCGCACGAAACTGAAATCCATCACGAGTTTGATAAAATACAAATCCTGCAGTCGCATCTCCGGAAACCACCGGAACACTTTTAGATGCTAACCAAATTAATATGGTGAATGGTTTTCTTAAATTACCAACAAAACCATACTTGTTTGAAGTCTCATCAATTGTTCCGATTCTATCAGTTTTTAGAACATCGGTTAAAATTTTGCGAACCGTCTCATTAATCTTTAATGATGTTGAATATTTTTTTGCTACTCTTGAAGTTTCGTTTGTAATTGCCTCTCGTGAAACTAGATTCAAAGTGAAACTTTCATTTTGTGCCTCTGAAATTACATCAGTAATACTCGAAACATAAAAATAATCTTTGGGGTCTTTTGAGAAATTTAGTGATTCTCTTCCCGGAACATTTCCGGCAAGTTTAATTGAAAGTCTTTCACCACCACGAAGAGGAAGTCCATTATAAATCGATTGCTTTTCTCCGTCTGGGTCCTTAAAAGATTCGATTGTATTTCCTGTATTGACTACTTTAATTCTACCGGTAATTGTTGGAGAAAAAATGTCCTCGAAATATTCGAATGCGATGACACCATTTTTAATGTCAATCGTCCTTTTTTGATCGTTTGATTCCAGAACCAGTTCTTCGTATAGAGACTTGTTAATTGACATTACAGGTAAGCAAGATCGAGTAGAAGTTTATTTTTTATAAAATTATTTAACATAGCAAATTCACTTATTTGTGGTGATCCTCCACCAGAAGAACCTCCACCACCATAAGACATCATTCGTTGTCCCATAGACGAAGGATTTTGAGCAACGATCACCGTTGGTCCGGTTCTCTCTGGTGTTAGAGCCTGTGATGACTGACTCATTTGTGGATTTTGAGGAGTTCCGGTTGGTGTGATTTGTGCCGGTGTTGGGGTTGATGTTTGTGCTGATGCTATGGATGGGGATGATGGGGTGGAAATATCCGTCGCAGATTTTCCACCAAATGTTGCAAGAGCTTTATCAGCATAACGATAACGATTTTCCATCATAGGTTTTCCAGCAGCTGCCATTTCGTTTTCAAATAAAAGAGTTGCTTTACGTGTATCTTTAATTCCTTTAAGACGATTAAGAGTTCCTCTATCTTTCATTTCTTTCATCATCCATTCAACTTGTGTTTCAAGAGTCCATGGATCTTTACCTGATTTTTTGGCCCAGGCAGACAATGTGTCCCATCTTTCTCCACTACCTTTTCCAGTTCCCCATTGTAAAATACCTCTTCCTGGTCCATCCTTTTGATGACTTTGTGGATTGATATTAAATGTCCCCCCACCACTTTCCTGCATTAAGTTTCCAATTACACCGGCAGATGCCTGAGAAGTAAATCCAGATCCAATTAAATGCTTATATACTTTTTCCGCATTTGATCCTCCTCCCAATTTTATTCCCGAAGAAGAAGTTCCCATTAAGTTTTGTTGAGGTTGACTAGTTGATGAAGAAGCAATCGAAGCCGGAGCAGGAGTTGGTTTGCCTAGTTTTTTTCCAATTTTAATAAGATTTAAATATGGTGTTGGATCTACTCCCTTAGATCCTGGTGGATGAACTTCATAATGTAAATGTATATCAGTACTAGATCCAGTAGTTCCAATTTCACCAATTGCAGTTCCAGCTTTATACGGACCAGATGCAATAGAAAATCTAGCAAGGTGAAAAAATTTATATGTCGTTCCACCACTTTTTATTTCAACAAATAACCCAGCACCTTCTGGTTGGTTGCCAAGAGTTGCCGTTCCATCAAGTAAAAATGCGACGTAATATCCTTTTTGTTTGGTTGTTCCAATATCAATACCATTATGATGCCTTCCTCTCCAACTGGAATATCCAAAACGATCCGTGGCTCCAATATATTGATCAGCACCCTTTGCACTAGCTGGCAATAAAGCGGTGGTGCCTGATATTCCACCCTCTAACATTACTTGCGGTGCCGGAGTGCCACCAGAAGATGGTGGTGTTTCATAGGCACCCTCATCGGTATATTGAGTTCCTGGTGGAGGAGCATTCTCACCAGAAGCAACACCTTCGGTTAATGGAGATGTTATTAAGTTAAGAGCTTCTTCAAATCCAGTTCCCCAATTATCCACACTTAATTGAAGTTCCTCGAAAGCAGTGCCAACTCTTTCCGAAGTATCAAGAAAATCGAATGTCACTATATTAGTTAAAGTCGCACCCAAAAGACTCGTAATATTATTGAATATTTTTGTGGTATTTAAAAGAAAACCTCCAATTAAATTGCCCATTTTTTCAGTTCTGGCAATAAACTCCTTACCCATTGCAATCCAGGTGGGTAAATTACTAAGAAGCCATCCGGCAGTTAAGTAACCAAGAAATCCGAGTAATCTCTCAAAAAATCCCTTGGTACTACCGGCAATTAATTGTGCGGCACCACGTGGTCTTCTCACAATATCAGGTGCCTCAAGTGCGTCTTCTTGAAGAGCTCTCCTGTCATTTTCAATTCTACGATCCTGTAAGATTGTTTTATTTCGAAAAGTTTCTCTACTAACTCGTGTTTTATTGAGTATGATACCCTGAAGGTTTTTTATAGTTCTTTCCGAAGTTTTTGGAGTAAGTGGTGATGAGATTGCCATATTATATCACCACATTATAATTTAATTGAGAATAAAGGACATAAAAATTATCAGGATTGGAAGAATTAATTATAGGAGTATCGCTTCCTACTGGTGGTGCCTGTGGAGTTGGTGATTGTTGAGAACCACCCTGCTCTCCTGCCATAATAACATTTGGAGTCGGTTCTGGAAGTGCCCCAACATTTGGAGTCTGCGCTGGAGAACTTATATTTGCGGTGCTCGGTGTTCCAGCATTCATAGCAGCATTTGCAACATATATCTCCAATTCTTTTCCAGACAATCCATCTGCTTTACCCTGTGCTCTTGCTTGTGTTGCTGCCTTAAATTGTTCGCTAGTCAGAGCTTTATCAGGTCTTTGTCCGGGAACTAGTGCTCCCGGAGGATTATTTAATGAAAGTTCTGATGCCTGTGGTGCCATAGATGTCATTGGACTACTAACACCACCACTAGTAGGAGGAGCAGCACCACCTGCGGGATCTCCACCACCAGCAGGAGCAGCACCACCAGCAGGAGTAGCACCACCAGCAGGAGCAGCACCACCAGCAGAAGTAGGTTGAATATTTGGACTTCCGGGTACTGGACCAGGAGTCATATTTTTTGGATCAGTTTCAGATTTTTCATCTTTTTTATCTCCCATTAACGGAGTTTGTGCGGTTGATGTTGATGTTGTCGATGTTGTCGATGTTGTTGATGTTGATGTTGTTGATGTTGTTGATGTTGAAGATTTTTTTTGTTTTTTTGCTTCTTCCGCAATTTCTTTTCCCTTTCTTTCGTGATTTGGATTTTTAAACCCAAAAAGATTACCACCAAATACTTCTGCTATATTATCTACTGTTACACCCGCAATTAAAAGTCCTTTAACAATAGGAGGTGTCGGAAGTAACAACGCAGCGTTCATAATTGCATCTACATTTTCCCCATTTCTAAAATTCATAAATGCTTCAACACTACTGAATAATCCTCCAATGAGTCCTGGTCCTGTTGGTTTAGGTTTAGGTTTTGTTTCACCAAACACATTTTGTAGAAGAGGAGCACCTCTAAGAGTATTTGTTAAAACTTTTATGGGTGCCAGAGCAAGTTTGGTTACAAAACCAGCAATTCTTCCAGCAAGTGTGGTAATAGTTCCAATTATCAAACTAAATCCGGTTCTAATCGCTGCGAAGACTTTTATAACATCTCCAAAAGCATTAAGAACTCTATCTCTAATTTTTTCTAATTCAGTTTTATTTCCTTCTGCACTTGCTCTAAGTGCTTCAATTCCCTGATTCGTTAACCAACCGGTAAATAATGTAAATAAAGCTGTTTTAATTCTATCAAATATGTTATTAATTTTTGGTTCAAGAGCCTGAACCGGTCCCACAAGAGCACTTGTAATACTGCTTTCTAGTTGAGACTCTTTTCCCATTCGAACTTTAGTTTCAACAAGTCTTCTCTCTCTTTCTGCTTCTTGTTGTTCTTGTTGTTTTTCGACGGCAGTATCTTGCTGTATTAAATTAGAAACAGACCCGATACCATTATTCAATGTTGTGACTTCTGTTCTTAAAGATTCTATCGTGGTGCGAAGTCCAGAAATTTCCTGTGTCTGCTTAACATTTTGTTCTTTCTGAGATTCTAAATTTCTCTCAATATTAACCAAACCTGCCTGTGGTTGTGCTTGTGCTGCAGGAAGAGCAGGAGGTGCAAATGGAGATGATAGACTAGCCATTCTGTTGATGTTGGTTCTTTAGATTTTGCTCTTCAACATATTGTGAAAGAAGAGTAATATAAACCTCTCTTTCCCAGGGCATCATATTTTCTAATTCTGTTAATGAGTATTTATGATGCTGCATCAACTGAAAAGTAGTTCTATAATATGACTCCAACGAAGTATGAGCCATTCCTAGGCGAAAAAAGATGTTAGACCCTCCAATACGACCTCACTTTCAACTTCGGTATTTGGATTTTTGACCTTAATAATATGAGATAGTTTAGGCATTGTCTCAAAAAACTTTTCAATTGCTTTAAACTGATTTGTGGTCAGTTGTTCTAGAAATTCATCAAGTTCTTTTTTAGTCGAATCGGCAGCAACCCAGGATTCTTCTTCACTAAAAATCTGATCGATACAAGAAGAAATCATCTCAAAGGTGTCATCAATACTAATAGATTGAGTATTATTAAAATTAGTCTTAATGAACTCTTGCATCGATGGATATTTCATTCGAAGAGTCAAAGTATCATCAAGTTTAATATCCTTTGAGTGTTCCTCACCAACATTTACTTTAATTTCATCTAGATTAATTGAAACCGGAACTTGTGTGGTTCCGTCGTCTGGGCAGGTAATTAAAACATCAACAGACTCACCAACAGACTTTCCCCGAACATTCAGAAACAAATATTCAATATCGAAAGTTGATAGTTGTTCGACTTTAATTCCTTTAGTAAGAATACAATTTGAAATTACGGTTTTTACCGCTTCTGCAATTTGTTTTGGATCCTCACTTTCCATCGCAATAATTAAGACCTTTTCTTCTTTGACTAAAAATGGTCTGTATTTAATATTTTTTTTTAACGAAGGTATTTCCAACTCATATGTTGGTGTAGAAATTTTAGGTAAAGGCATTTTATTTAAACATTAAATATTCAACTACACTTATTTATTCGGCAAAATTGATATTGGTATTCATATTATCTAAAAAATATTTTCAATGAAATTTGCTGTATTTGCAATGTTCGAAACAAAGTTATTATTGTTTCCAAGCAAATTTGAAAGCGAACTGGACTTACCGGCAATATAGCGATCATATTGAAATGTTACTGCCATAGTAAGAATGTTAGATGCAGAATAACTAACTGCCAGAGATGAAATTGCTGATGGAAAAAGACCTCTAAAAGTATATTCTATTTCCTGATTATAATCTTTATCAAACTTGGTAATTTTTGTCTCATTTGATTTATAATATTCCGGATACTGCATTCTAAAAAGATAAGCGTCACTATTTTGTTTCACCGAAGGAAGACGACTGTCAATTGGATTATGAGATCCACTCGCAATAAACTCCATCCAACTTTCCATAAATTTAAGAGCATTATAATTTTTATCTACATAAAATTCTAGAGTAATTGGAGAGTATTGCCTTGTATGAGCAAAATACTCAGTCGTACCCATATGATTTCCACTAATAGTTGCCGTTGCCAAATTTGTTGTTGGAAGAGATGCCGATGAACAAAGTAGTCCGCAGTCTTCGACAATGAATCTCTGAGTAATCCCTTTACTATTAAGATATGAAATTAGTTCCCCACCACTAGATCCAAGACCTCCAAATCTAACTTCATAATGTGAAGTTTGTGCGAGGTTGGTAAATAATGGTTTGAAATCAGATATTCTTTTTTTAGTAGGCACTCTAAATACTTAGATGAGTTTATATACTATGTATAATGTCATATAAGGGAAAATATCAACCTTCCTATCCAAAAAAATACAAGGGAGATCCAACAAATATCATTTACAGATCTCTTTGGGAACGTAAATTTATGGTCTATTGTGACTTAAATGAAAATATTATTGAATGGGGTTCAGAAGAAATAGCATTACCTTATCGTTCTCCTGTAGATAATAAAGTTCATCGATATTTTCCAGACTTTTATATCAAAGTCAAAGAAAGTAATGGTTTACTCAAAAAATATTTGATTGAGATTAAACCAAAAAGACAAACAACTCCTCCACCAAAACCACAACGACAGACTAAAAAATATCTTTATGAAGCATATGAGTATGCTAAAAATCAGGCAAAATGGAGTGCGGCAAGAGAATGGTGTGCTGATCGTGGATATGAATTTAAAGTCCTAACAGAATCAGAACTTGGTATCTCTAATGCCTAGAAAGACACTTAAAGAACGAAGAGAAAAAAATCCAACTGATGATAATACGAATCGCATTCGTCCAGTCATCGATGGTATTGATGGAACAGAAAATCCCGATGATTTAATGCTAAGAGTTTTAGAGGTATTGGAAGAAAGTGGAAAGATTCCACAATCTGGTAAATATTATACGTTTGTTTACAATCCAAAAACACCTAATATTAGATACGATTCAAATCCATTAGTAGCAGTCACACAAGTTTTTAATTGGGGATTTAAGGCACTTAATTTTCACTGGGGAGAAGTTCATCAATATACTTGGAATGAAATTGCTGGATCTTTATATGAAGTTTATGCAGATGAAATTGCAGACTTAAGAGAAGTCCCTTTTGCAAATATTAGACTAAATAATTAAAAAAGGATAAATGCCTACACCGCTTCCAGTTACTTCATATTCTTTAAGATATCCTAACGAAATACTTTATCAAACCACAGATTGGTTTAGTGTGGGAATATCTTCTTATGTTCCAGGAAGTCTTTTGGGAAGTAGTAATGTAACTGTTAATGCGACCCCGCAAAATCAAGTAACATCAAATCCAGAGACAGGTGCAATAATATCTAGTCTTATTATTTTACCAATGCCTTCTAATATTCAAGACGGCAATAGTGTAAATTATAGTGATGATAGTATGAATACTATTGTTGCTAAAGGATTAAGTGCTGTCCAAAATGTAATGACTGGTGATTATGGATTTAATGAGGGTAATATTACAGGAAGTATAACAAAAATTGGCGAGAAGTTAAGCGGAGAAACTAGAACATTTTTTAATAGTCTTGGAGGCGATGTGAAAAATTTAATAATGAAAGGACTCGCTGCAGAGGCAGTATCTGTTTTTGGTGGAAATGTATCACTTAACTCCTTTTTAGCAAGAGAAAGTGGACAAATACTTAACCCAAATATGGAGTTACTATTCAGTGGAGTCACTTTAAGAACTTTTAGATTTTCTTTTAAAATGACTCCAAGAGATAACGATGAAAGTAATAATGTTAAAAACATTATTCGGACTTTAAAGAAAAATATGGCTGCAAAAGGTCAACAAGGAGGAACATTTTTAAGCACGCCAAATGTGTTCACCTTAGCATATAAAAAGGGTTCAGGTGATCATCCATTTTTACATAAATTTAAACCCTGTTTTCTTAAAGACATGTCTGTAAATTATACAGGAGAAAATGTCTATACAACATATAGTGATGGAACTCCAGTTTCTATGACTATGGATTTAACTTTTCAAGAAATGTTTCCAATTTATGAAAAGGATTATGATGCATTTAGTAATGACGCAAAGCCCGATTTCAGAGGTGTAGGTTACTAAAATGGGATACTTTAGAGAACTACCAGATCTAGAATACTTATCACCACTTTCAGATCGGACTTCTTCATCGGATTATATCAC